GCCCGTTACTCCTAGTGGAACCTTCAGCAACGATGTAACGCTGAAAGAGGGCAGCAATACCATCACCATTGTCGCAAAAGACAAAGCAGGAAAGACAACAACTGTAACCAGAACAGTGAAACTGGATACTGCACCTCCGGTTATCAAATCTGCAACTATCACACCGAACCCGGTTGATTGTGGTAAGACATTCGTTATTTCTGTAGAGGTAACAGACTAATGACCACGCAGGTATGGGGCTTGCTTGGCAGCAGTAAGATCATCTTCGACCGAACAGATGGAAATATCTGGAAGGTGACAGTCCCATTTTTAGAGAGCGGCGAGTATATCGTCGCTCTTTATGCGTTGGATGATGCAGGAAATCAGGCTTATGTGGCAACGATCCTGTACGTGGTTGATTTAGAAAATCTCCGGTATGAGATCAAAATGCTGGATTATGCAAGTAAAGTGCATAGAAAAGAATATTGCGTTGTTGCTGGCATACAGGATAACAGATATTCTATCCATGCGCAGATGCAGGATTATTTGATTAAACAGGAATGGTTGGACTACTCCGTGGAGCAGGAGATACTGGAAGGGAGAGTGGCTTATTTTGCAGAAGACGCTGCGAATGTATAAAGGTGAAAAACGAAAATTGTATGTGACAGTGACTTCATGTGATGAGTTACCCTTTCAGATTACAGATGCGCAGTATGAATTCTGGAATTGCGATATGGATATGCGGGAGGCGGAAGGTCGGTGTGAAGTGGATAATCATACACTTGGAATTACGATATGCCCGGCGCATACTGGAATGTATAAGGTGGTATATTTTTTAAAAATTGCTGATGAAATAGTAATTCAGAAAATATTAATCAGAGTAAGTGAAACATAGATAGAGATGGGAAGGTGAGGTGATGGCAAACAGTAGTAATCTGATGCCGATTGAACTGTTGAACGCGAGACGAACACGAGAAGAACGCAGTGAAAATGCAAAAAAAGCAGGAAAAGCATCTGGAGAAGCAAGAAACCAGAAGGCAAACTTTAAAAAGGCATTGAATCTGCTTCTGACAGCACAAGTTGAAACGGAATGGACGGAACAATTACAGGCGTTAGGTTTGGACAGCACCTATGAATCCGTAATAAATGCATCTATGATTTTACAAGCTGCGCAGGGAAATGTAAAAGCTTATGAAGCGATTGCAAAATATGCAGGTCAGTTAAATCCGGAAGAAAAACAGGAAGATAATCAATCTCCGTGGAATATACCAATTACTGATATAACATCTGATTTTGTAGAACCATATCGTGCTGTACATGCTGCATTTTCTGGAGAAGAGAATATACGCGAGATCGTGAGCAAGGGCGGCCGTGGTTCAATTAAATCAAATTTCTGGGCAGCGGTTGCAGAAGAAACAATATACCAGGATCCGGAAGCACATGTGGTTTATACCAGACGTTACAAAGTCGATCTTCGTGGTTCCGTATATAATCAGTTTATGAAAACGGTAATCCGGCATGGTCATCTGGAAGACTGGGAATTTACAACCAGTCCGATGGTGGCAAAATATAAGAAAACCGGTCAGTGCGTGATATTTGTTGGAGCTGACAAACCCATCAGTTTGAAATCATATAATTTGTCATTTGGTTATGTAAAACTACTGATCCATGAAGAATGTGATGAGATGGCAGGAATCGAGCAAATGGATAACATTGAAGATACTTTCCTGCGATCAGATACACCGGCGCTAGATGTAAAAGTTTTCAACCCGCCCAAAAGTAAGAATAACTTTATGAACCAGTATGTGGAGGAATGTCGGAAGAAAGCGGAAACCAGGGTGTTTCATAGCTATTATTTTAATGTGCCGGTGAAATGGCTTGGAAAACGGTTCTTTGAACGTGCGGAATGGTTCAAAATCCATAAACCAAGGTATTATGCGAACAACTACATGGGGGAAGTCACCGGAACAGGCGGGGGAATCTTTGAAAACGTGGAAGAACGTGTGATTTCTGATGAAGAGATCAGTAACATGCCGTATTTTGACTATGGTCTGGATTTTGGTTTTGAACATCCGCAGGTATTTATCAAATCCTATTATGATCAGGATGAAGATATTCTGTACTGTGTGGATGAAGTGTATTCCAAACGCTGCAAAAATTCGACCTTTGCACGAAAGATTAAAAAATATATGGATGTGGAGATCATCTGTGATTCTGCCCGCCCGGATTCGATTGCGGAGATGCAGGACTGGGGATTCAATGCGACCGGAGCCGTGAAACGATGGGGAAGTGGACATGGCAGGGATTACTGCTGGGAATGGTTGCAGATGGCAAAGAAGATCGTGGTAGATTCGGACAGATGCCCACATCTGGCACATGAGTTGACAACATTGGAGCACGAGCAATTAAAAGACGGCAGTTTCTCCAGCGAGTACCCGAAACTGGGTGAGGATTGCGTGATGGCACTGATCTATGGAAATAACCGAAATATTATGGAATCTCGAAGAAACAATGGCTTGTATGATGATAACGAAGAGATGGAGGACGATGACGAATAATGGAATCAATGGAATCCTGTGTAAAGACAAAATTAGAGCGGCTTGGATATCAGGTACATACTAAGCCATATGAATATATAGAAGAAGCCAATCGCTGGTATCGGAATGAATTGATTGATAATTTCCATAAGAGGACATCTGTTACAGGTGGACTTTATGAAATTGACCGTATGAACTTTGCAAAGCGTGGCTGTGCGGATGATGCAAACCAATGTCGGTGAGGATGCGCAGAATGAATTTGTACATGCTGTATTGGAAAATAACCGGTTCGATACAATGTACCGCAGGCAGTTGGAACGGATGTCGGCAGCAGGCACGGTTGCCGCTTATGTGCGCTTGGATAATGCGACTTATCTGACCAATGGAAAAGCAATCAATGGCGAAATAAAGCTGACATATTGCTACGCAGAAGATTATATCCCGCTGCGGATTGTGAATGATGAAGTGGTGGAAGTAGCGTTTTCTTCTACGAAGTTGGGAAAAGACGGGAAACAGACCACGCTGGTTATGTTTACGCAGCAGGGAGAAAACTACCGGGCAGATACCTTTGTATTTGACAGATCTGGAAAAGAGATTGAAGCATACTGGATCATTCTTGGCGATGTGAAGCCGTTTGCGGTAATGCAGGTAGCAGAAGTGAATAATATCCGGTATATGGATGGTTTTGGTTATCCGAAAGTATACGGCGCTATCCCAACGCTGAAACAGATTGACCTGTGCCACATGATCTTGAATGGCGATCTGGAAAAAGGTGAAAAGTTCGTACTCACAAATGAAGCCATTGTTGAAATTGATAAAAAGACTGGTAAGCCAAAGCCGCGCTCAAAGGAATGGAAACGGTTGTTTGTATTGCTTGGCAGAAAACCAATAGATGGAAATGGATATATTCAGGAGTACAATCCGAAAATCAGGGTGGATGAAATTCAAAAAGCATTTGAATTATGTTTGTCTTTATTTTCAATGACATTTGGCTTCGGAAGTAAAAAATATATCTTTGAACAGAATCAGATTCAGACAGCAACCCAGTATATTGGTGAACGTCAGGATTGCATGCAGGAACTAAATAAACAGAGAGAAGAAGCACGGCAGTACATTAAAGGTATTGTACGTGCTATTTTGTGGTTTTCCAATACCTTTCAGAATACGTCATTTGACCTGACAGCAGATATCTGCATTGATTTCGATGATTCATATATCGAAGATAAAAATACGCGCATGGAAAACATGAGAGCTGACGCACAGGCATTTTCGGATATTCCGGAATTTACAATCCGTTATATTGAGGAGCGTTTGAACATCAGCCGCGAAGAAGCAATGAAGATTTATGATGGTCAGATTGACGAAAATGAGCCGGAGGTTGAAGACTGATGCTCACAGAAAACCAGCTTGAAATGCTTGGAAATCAGATCGCAGCATTATATCAGGCATTAGAGCAGGATGTGATTGCTGATATTGCCAGACGCGTGAAGAAAACGAAGCGTTTTACAGAAACAGCAGAATTGATGGCTCAGGCAATGAAGGAGACGGGTATGGTTCCGGATCGTATCAGAGCGGAGGTTATGAAGCTTCTACGGGCAGATAAAGCATTCCAGGATGAAATAGCAAAGAATACAAAAGAATGGAAGGAATTTGTCCGAGAAGAGATCAAAGCCACAGAAGCGGCTGCAAAGGAAGCAGGGAATGATATCATAGCCAATGCCGGTGATATGTCTTTT